AAGACATGGATGCGCCATTACACACCATAACAACCAAAGATAGGTTTGGTTTGGTTATGGTCCAAGGTAATGCTTACAGAATTTTTGACATAGGCCTAAGAATATTAGAGCCACACGAACTGTTTGCTGCGCAATCGTTCCCAAGTGATTACATTATCAATGTTGACTACACAGGAAAGAAGTATTCAAAAGCCAAACAAGTGGCCCGTTGTGGTAATTCGGTACCGCCATTGCTTGCGGCTGCACTGGTAAGCAGCAACTTTGAATTACCATCATCGATTGAAAAAGTGGCTTAATGAAAACCCTCGTTCAAGGTTGTGAAAGTGCCGAGCAATTCGGCATTTTACTCAAGATGACTCGCATTAACAGTGAAGCAAAGCAAAATGCATTACGGGCCTATCTTGTTGATGGCCTACCAGAAAAAAGAGCGTATGCCCGTTTTGGTGTGACGCAACAGCATTTTAGCGCAGCATTAAAAAGGTTAAACCAAGCCGCAGATTTAGCATTGCAGTACAGTGACAATCATAAACGGAAGGCATAACGCAAAATCAACACCAGTTAACTAGTGTTGATTTTGTTTAACTAATAAAAAAAACTAAAACCTGCAGCACTAATCAGGCAATAACTGACAAATCGCTTTTAAATGACTCAATATTTGTTGTTTCTCAACATAACTCAGTGACGTTAATTCATCATCAATACGTTCACTTAGTAGCTCAGTTGGTTCTATGTCCAACGCATCAGCAATCGCCAGCATTAACGACAAACGCATATCAAAGCCTTTTTCAATTTTTCCCAAAGTCCTATCACTAATCCCTACTTTTTCAGCTAGCTCAACTTGGCTCAACTTCATACTTTTTCTTTTTGTCACAATCCTTTGCCCGACAATGTGCAGGCTTATGCTCATTAGGTCACTGTACGGTAAAATCCGAAGGATATTTCGGAATAGACGAGTTAAATTAGAAGCTCTTTTCCTAAACAAATAAAACCAAACATGTATCATTATTGTCAACGGGAAGGAACTCTAATAATATTATGAGGTTATATAATGTGTTTGATGATTGAACAAATGGATCTTGTCATAAAAGCGGTATCTCAAACAAGTACCACAGCAAATGATAAAGACGTCGCTTTATCAATATTAGCTGACATTGTTAAAAAAGGATGTGAAGACTGTGAAATGATGGGGTTAAAACAAGGATAACTCACGCTGCAGTTGTTTACGATTTTCAGGCGACATAGAGTTAAACAACTGCACAACAACTTGACTATGAGATTTAGCGCTCGGGCTTAGAGTGTGGCTAAACGACACGTTAACAACAAACGTGTGGCCGCACTCTGGGTCAGAACAAGAGCAATACAAATTAGCATGTGCAGCACTTATTCTATCGGTTTTACCGATAATCGCTTTACTGTTGCAGCTAGTACATAACACCCGCATGTCGATCTCCCAATCGGTTAAACGCTTATGTTGTTAACTGCATTAGTTTACGGCAAATGACTGTTTTTTTAAACAGTAATAAAAACACATGAAAAATGAATAGTGATAAAGAAAAATATTAACATTATTTAAAAATAAATGTTGACGGTGCGATATGGGTGCGATATATTGAATGTGTTCCCAAGGAACAACTAAGAAGCCCACCGCATTGGTAGGGCGAAAGTTAAGGAAATACAATGAACATCAACGAAATGAAAGCAATGGTAAATTGTAGAATTAGCGTTATAGGTTTTTTGCACTTTAACGACAAAGTTGAGCTTAACGAGCTTTTTGGTAAGTGGGCTAAAATAGAAACCCAAAGCTTTAAAGAAATAGCTGAAAAAGCATTTGAGCTTTACGCATCTGGGTTAATTACAAATAAAACATGCTCTAAAATCATTACGCTGATATGCGAAAATAACGCAAGATTTAGAACAGAATCACACCGCTATGATAACGGCAGTATTTTTGAATATTCAAATGAACAACGCGCCTATGTTTTTATCCAAAAAGGAACTAGGAAGGATTTTAATAAACTAGTTCATTATATTGATTAAACAAAATCAGGCCGCAATAGCGGCTTTTTGTTTATCTAAAATGAATTATAAAAGGATCTATCATGCCAATCAAAAAATCAGTTCGTCTAGTCGATGAAACAATCAAAACATGCAACAACCTAACCCAAAGCGGTGACGTAAACTGGTCGGGTTCGATTAACGCAATGTCTGAGCAGTTCAATATACTCATTGAAGAAAATACACCATTCTTTCAACCAGAGCAGTGGACTGTTTTTTATTGCTTGTACAACGGCTATGTTTCTCACCCAGACATAAAAGAAGAAGCTAAAAACCTGCCATGGCATGTCAGCGAGGGCTATCAATACGATGAACAGGTTAGAGATATAATTGGCAGTGAGTCTGATTTAAATTCATTTATGTCAGTTATTAAAATCATGTCGCTGTCACAAAGAATGGCAGTAATTTACAAAGCAAAAGCGTTTTGGAGGCAAGGGCCTGTAGCTGATAGCGAAGACGATGCGGCAGACGAATAAAACAAAGCCCTCGTGATGAGGGCTTTTTTAAACAGTAAATAATCACAACAAAAAGACCAAAAAGGGCTTGTTCACCATGCTTGGTCTGTTTTGTATAGTAGAATTGGTGGTTAGTGCGGTTATGGGGTGGTAGTTTCTTCTACTGCAAATTGGGCAGCAAACTCTCTGGCTTCATTCCATGTTAGTAGCATCGGTGTGCCATCGCTAATGCCAAAAGTCGGATTAAATCCTTTATCAATCGCGTAATCATAAAAGAATTGCGCTTTACACTTGTCGAGATTTACTAATCTATAGTCACCATAAACAACCGCATCAGGCCACGACTCTAGCGCTAGTGAGCTTTGTTGATATCCATCTTCAGACAGCACAACAAATACGTATAAACCTGAGTTAAGCCAAGCTTCTAATGTCATCATACTTGAACCCACCCTGCCGCGTTGTAGTTAATCAAAGTGAGATTAGGGCCGACTAGAGAAGCCTGTGCTGCACCAGTAGTTTTATTATTTAACTTGTTCTCAAAGACTTTAATACTGTTAACAAATAGTGATACATCATAGAATCGACCAGCAAAGTAAGGCACTCCAGTTATCTCGCCCCACTGCCTACATAGCGCCGAAACTTTCAGTACTCCGCTAAAAGCGCTACCCGTTATTATATGCACTCCATCATCTATGTTAACTGTATGCACAGATTGCCCCGTGCGTTTAATACTTAGCTTATGCACACTCCCATTAGTTAAGTAAGATAATTGTGGCCCATTTAAAGTAAGCACTTGCAGATTATTAACAAATAATGCACCACCAGACGTTATAATAAGCCTAGATGTTGACCCATGGTAGTCTGACGTTAAGTAAAAACCAGCAGAACTAAATCTCCCATTACATATAAATTCAAAACTAGCTCCCGATAATGTGGTGATTGATGTTGATAAGTTTGCGTACTGCGTCAGACCATCAAAGTTAAATTGATAACTTAATATATCGTCACTAAACTGCCTTAATGCCCGATAACCCGCTGCACCGCCCCCGCGCAACTTAAGCGCCGACGTTAATGAACGATAAGTCATGTTATTTTCTCCAAATTAACGCTTTAAAATGCGTTGCTCCCGCAGGTAAACCCGCAAAAGTAAAACGCGCACGAACAACCAAGCCATAAGCGTTTGGCCGTTTCCATGTTGGTGTGTCAGCCGCCGCCGCATTAAACTCGCCAGAATCGACAGAGAAAAATGCCACATTATCAGGCGACGCTTTAACATCCACTATGCCAGTGGTCACAGCAACCTTAGTAGTTAGCGTGCTGTCGCTGTAAAAGTGAATACTTGCCAGCTCAAATTCAGTCAAGTCTTCGCTCATCGTTGTTGAATCAACGCTTGGAGCAATCGCACCCGACAATATAATTAATTTGTTCATAACAACCTCATTGTTTATTGATAGTTAAATTCATACTCATTAACACGCACTTTATACTGTTTACTTGGGCAACCGTTTTTAGCCGCTACCATCAGCGCAACTCTGGGCTGATGGTAGCGAGTAAATGACTTGCTTAGTGGCCAGCGTTGACGGGAATTCGTTATCACTAAACCAACACATCAACAAGCATCCCACAAACACACCCGCTAAAAATTTAGTCATTATGCACACCTTATCGTTGCTAATTCGTGGTTAAGTCAAACACCAATTTCAACTTGCCGCCCACTTCTGGATCACGTTCCACCGCGTTGACAAAATTGTTAATCAGCGGTCGAGTCTCATTTTTAAAATACACCAAGTCATACTTTGCCGGGTCGCCAAGGCCAGCCGTATTGGCGGGGATAATGCCGGCTAAGCCAGGCGGGAAACGATGGGCATTTAATACGTCTTGTGCAGACACGTTCTTAACGTTCATAAACTCGTCTTTACTTTCAAAATTACCCACGGGGATAATTTGTAAGCCTTTTTCTTTACCATTGGGAATATTCACAAATAGCGATTTGAAGTTACCCACACCCTTTGAATCTTGAATTTTCTCTTTAATGTCTTTTTCGACGTCTGGGTCTAGGTTCGGGTCGGTCGCATACATGATGAAACCCATATGCGCACCATTGATGTAATATTTGCGTCTAAATAACGTGGCATCTTCATTGAGCAACGCCGCCTGCAAACCGCCTAAATAATCAGGGCAACCGTAAACCTGCTGCACAGGGTCATACTGTTTTACCCAAATAATATCTTTGGCTTTGTAACGCTTAAATTGTTGGTCACGTTCTAACACCACCGCGCCGCCATCTTTACCCACACGGCTGCGATAACTGGGCAACGGGAATAACCGCACAACTTGCCCAAAGCCATTGCGAACTTTCAACAACGCCACGTCACCAAACTGCACACAGTTTAAAAGCGCTGCACCCATTTCTTGGGCACTCATACCACCCGACACAAAACGAGATACGGCCATATTGGCGCGGCTTTGCACTATGCCGCCATGTTGCGCATTACGGCGGGTTAAGTTAGCTAGCAAATGTCTATCAATTGGCGGCTCCCAATATTCATCACTTGAGTTGTAATAAAGCGAGTCGTAATCAGTTAGCCACATATTAGGCATCACCTGTTCGGGCAAACTAAACACCACAGGCGCATTAGTGCTGGGTTGATCAATCTCGTTGGCATTGTCGTCGTTAGCAGCGGTTAATGTTGCATCGCCCATGATGATGTCCTTTTGTGTAAGTAGTTAAGAGGCTCATTAATAATGGCGTGGCTAAGTGCCCAAAAGCCGTCGGCATGCCCAACTTTTTCAGAACGGTCAGCTTTGAACGTCATCATGTTGCCACTGCCGCTCATGCCGCGCTTTATCGCCATAAAAGCCGCCGGAAGGTCTTTCATTTCTTGATCGAGCTGTAAGCGGTTTCCTTCAACCACATCAATCATCTTCATCACTAAGCGGTTCTTGTTTTCGTTACTGTAATGAATAGCGACCGCCTCGCGCGGGTGTAAGCTGTGGATAGTGTCCCAAACGCCGCCGCCAATGCCGGTCGTATCGACGCCTAAGTAAGTGACGTTGTAACGCTTAAAGACCTTTTCGATTTCGCTAATATGATGTTGAAAATTCAGCCCGCGCCAGTAATGGCGCTCAAGGCACCTAAACTTTTCTTTTTCACCAATCGGCGGGGCAACCACCACTAAACAGGCATTGTCACGGGTACGTGAAGGATCATAGCCGAGCCATACCTCACGGTTACCAAAGGGTCTAGCCTCACGCGGTTTAAAGTCTTGCCACTTACCTGCGTCGAACATTAACTTAGCGAGCACGTTGTATTTGAAAACTGACGCAGTATCGTCGACGAACTCACACATATAGAGGTTGAGATAAACCTCAGGGCTGTATTCCTCTTGCAGCTCTTTAGGGTCAATCAGATGGCAACCCATAGCTACAGCGGTTTCAACATCGATGATGTAGCGCCACTGTTTATCTGGGCAAACGCGACCGCCGTTTTTCAAGTCTTTATCTGTGGGAAACTCGACAAACTCGCGTGAACTGTTATTACCTTTCCATTGTTCACCAGTCCAGAACGGATAGGCGGGGTGATTTTTAGCGCTAGGGGTAGAAAAGTAAGTCTTATTAAATCGGGTTTGAGTAGCACAAGCAGAAACAACCGCGCTTACTCGAGTAAAATCACGGATCCAGAAATACTCGTCGACATAAACGTTGCCAGAGCGGGATTGTGCAGAGTTAGAGCTTGTGGCTAAAAAGTGTAGCTCGGCGCCATTGCTCAACACAATCGGGTTGCCAGTCAGTTCAATTTCAAAGAACTGTCGAGCGATTTTAATCATGTACGAACGGAATACCTCAGCCTGAGCCCGTGTAGCAGAGATAAAAATCTGATTCTCACCAGTTAGCACAGCATCCTCGAATGCCTCGCCGGAGCAGCCATAGGTAAAGCCAATTTGCCGCGACTTAAGCACGTTGCGGGTGCGGGGCTTTGATGGGTCGTTTTTAATAGAACGCATTAACTTTTGATACTCAAATAAGCTATCAACCCAAATATCAAAGTCTTCTGGTTCTAAATGACTAACATCATTTTTAAGCTTACGACCCTTGCGGGGTTTATCTTCATTAGAAGACTTACCATCAGTTTTACCGTTTTTTCTATCACCTTTAGCCGTTATGTCACCAATGCCAGAACCATCGTTCAAGGCTTTGCGTTCGGAATCAACACGCTGCTTTTTCAACTTCACATGCTTTTCAATCAGCATGTCGAGCTCTTTAATCTGATTACCCGACTTATCTGAAATATCAGTCAGCATGACGATTCGACGTGCAATTGCCTCGTCGACTTCTTCTTCACGCAGCAAATCACGCCAGCCGTATTTATCCGCCCAAAAGTAAACCACGCGGTCATTGGGTAAGTCGAGTTCACTGCGGATCTCGCTAGGTGTATATCTGCGCAAATAAAGCCGTTTAGCAGCTTCGCGAATTTCAGGTGAGTAGGCCATATCACTCGGGGTAAATAAATAATGTAGCCAGTGTATTGACTATTAACCCACTCATAACGGCCTTTTTATCGGCTAGGTTCCGATAATACAAAAATCGGAATTGCGCCGAACTTTGCCAAGTGATTGCACCTTGTAAAAGCCATAAGCTGTAGGCCTTGAAAGCAATATTTAGTTTTTAAACCAACAAATGGCAGGCAATAACATGGGCAAGCAAACTGGATGGGTTATCGCAGCAACCGAGGGCGCAACAGTCGACGGTCGCACTATTACCAAACAGTGGATTGAAGACATGGCCGCGCAATATTCAGTTGATGAATACACCGCGCTTATTTGGCCTGAGCATTTCCGTTCATCTTGGGCACCGTTTGAGGGTAAAAACTGGGGCACTGTTGACGAAGTAAAAGCCGCTAAAAAAGACGGCAAGTTACGTTTGTTCGTTAAATTAACCGCCAATGATTACTTGCTCGCCGCCAATGCCGATGGCCAAAAGCTGTTTATGTCTATCGAGCCAAACATTGATTATAAAAGCACGGGCAAAGCCTATTTACAGGGCATTGCCGTGACTGACTCGCCAGCATCAACAGGCACAACCCGCCTTAAATTTTCAGTGGGTGAAAACCACCACGACCACGAATACAGCCAATTAGAAGAGTTGCACCCAAGCGACTTCATTAACGAACAAGCAAAGCCAACGGAAAAGGGTTTGTTTGCCATGCTACGCGATTACTTTACTCAGCCAGACACGGCAACCGAACCAACCGAGGAACCACCAATGGACAAAGTACAATTTGACGCCCTTATGGGTAAGTTTGAAACGTTTGGTACAAAGCTAACAGAGCTTGAAACCAAAGTTGAAACCTTTGGCAAAAAGCCACAAGAACCAGCGCCAGCGGCTAAAGATGAAACCGAAGTAAACAAAGATGAAACTGCGCCAGGTGTTAGTGCTGAACAGTTCAGTAATATTGAAACGCTGCTAACAGGCTTAACTGAAAAGCTAGGCACGATGGAAACCAAGTTTAACGCCCTAAGCAAAGAAACTGGTGGCCAAGAACCTGATCCAGCAGGTCTAGGCGAATCTTACTCAGTGGTTTAAGCACTACTAAACACTTTAGTCATTTATTAGCAGCGAGATAGCATCATGAATTTAACTGAATTAGCAAAAGCCTGTTTGCTTGCCTATAGCAGCAACATGGCAAAAAATTACCAAACCGCAGACGTAAGTAAGCAGTTTAGCGTCACGGGCCCTATGGAAACCAAACTGAAAAAAGCCTTGCTTGATTCGGTTGAGTTCCTATCGATGATCACCATGATGGACGTTGACCAAATTAAAGGCCAAGTCATTAAGGTGGGTAACTATGGTATTGCAACTGGTCGCAAAAAAGATGGCCGCTTTAACACCAAAAATGGTGTAGATGGTCACAATTATGAATTAACTGAAACCGACTCATGTGCATCGGTGCCGTGGGCGACATTAGCTGTTTGGGCTAATGCAGGTTCAACCAATCAATTTATGCAGCTTATGAGCCAAAATGCGACACAGCGTTTTGCACTCGACATGCTGCGCATTGGCTTTAATGGCACATCAATTGCCGTTGACTCTGACCCAGTTGCTAACCCAATGGGCGAAGATGTTAACAAGGGCTGGCATCAAATCGTTAAAGAAAAAGCACCAGACCAAATCATGGTTGATGAAGTGTACTTTGACCCAGACGGCGCAGGTGATTACAAAACACTTGACGCGATTGTCACTGAGTTAAAAAACACCCTCATTCATCCATCATTACGCAATGATCCGCGCCTTGTTGTGTTGGTAGGCAGTGACCTAACCGCTACCGCCCAAACCCACATGATGAACCAAGCTGACAAGCCAAGTGAAAAAGTCGCCGCCCAGCAAATGGATAAAAACATTGGTGGCCTTCGCGCTTACACCCCGCCGTTCTTCCCAGGTAAACGCATCACGTTAACCCTATTGTCAAACCTGCACCTATATACCCAAAAAGGTACACGTTCACGCAAGTCAGAAAACGTCGAAGACCGTAAGCAGCACGAAGATAAATACTGGCGCATGGAAGGTTATGCGGTCGAAGAGTTCGAAGGTTATGCATCAATTGATGAAGCCAATATGAACATTGGTCCTAAGCCTTAATCAAGCCAAAGGCTAGGCACTCAATGAGTGCCTAGCACATTCACTAAACCAACAGCAAAAAGCAGGGGCGGGATATGTCAGTAATTGCCAATTTTAAAAAGCGTCGTGAACAACGCAAAAACAACGAACAACCATCAGTTGAACGTGAAGCAACTCAAACGCCAGCACCAGAAAATGAAGCGCTGAGTTTACTAGCATATTTATTGGGTTGTGATGAATCACAAGCCATTGAACGAGCGCGTGAAGCGGCTGAGGAAAAAGCCAGTTTTATTACCTCTATTACAGAAGAAGCCGAACAGAAAAAAATCAATGCTGAAGTGGGCGTGAAGCTAGTAAAAACCCTACAGGACCTTCAACAAGAACAAGCCGCCGCAGTTAACCAAACCTCTGACAGCGTGAACCATGCCGCTGACTCAGTTAGCCACGCCGCTGACAAGGTTGATCAAAGCGCCAGCGCCATTGACGACAGCGCATCAAACATCGATGACAGTGCCAGCGACCTAGCGTATAGCGCAGACAGTATTGCCAATGCTGCGAACGACATTAAACAAGCGACCAGCGAATTAAAAAAGCCATCGGCGGCGCCAAAATCCTCGCATTCAAAGAAAGTCGCCGAGCCGAAAAAGAATTTGAAAAAGTAAGGCTAACGGGTAACGCAAAATATGCGCCCAGTTTGCACTTGCAGTTAATAGAACTTGAAGCCGACTTAAAGCGCCTAAAAGCCTTTGCCAGACGCAGCGACAAGATAGCCCATAAACGTGACGTGTTACTGCCAAAGTGGTTGCCCATCGTCACCGAGTATCTAGAAAAACTAGACGCTCAAACAGAAAAGGAAAGGCTAGATGATCATCCTATTTACGCTTATTGCACTATCTGGTTGTTTGATGTTGGCGACCTTGGTCGAGCTATTGAATTCGCGTTTCGCGCTATCGAACTGGGGCAACCTATGGCAGGCAGTATTCGCCGCCAGTGGTCGGGCTTTATTGCCGACACTGTATTTGATTGGGCAGAAGTGCAAGCGCAAAACGGCCACAGCATTGAACCGTATTTCAGAATGGTGTTTAAGCGCGTGGCTCATGATTGGAAACTGCCAGAACCGGTTACCGCTAAGTTTTACAAATTCGCGGGTTTGGCATTATTGCGCGCAACAAACGGCGACATTGCACCAACACAAGTTGGCGACATTGACCGCTTACAACAGGCTGATGCGTTACTCGAAAAAGCCGCTAGTTTGCACAAGCATGCCCAGGTGAAAACCATTAGAAACAAAATTGAAATGCGAATACGTGCGTTAGAAGCCTATGGTTCACAAGAAATGGGCTCACAAGAAAGCGGTTCGCAAGAGGTTGGCCAAAAGCCAGCGTAACAACTCCCAACCCTCCAGTGCACTAGCCGAGTGCTTAACAGGCGACTGTTAAACAACACTACGACGCTAACTGCACTGAACCCAATTGATAGACGAACGAGGCAGGCATGAGCGGATTTGGATTTGATGCAGGACAACAAGCAAGCATGGCTATCGACACTGATAGCGGCTGGCCTGCACTGTCTACTGGTGAATTTCGCCAGCACCGCCGCATACCTGAATTTTTCGAAGAAGCTGCATTGGCAGACTCACTAAACCGCAGTGTGGCAGAAGTGCAGCAACAGCTTTTAAAGTATGTAACATCCCTAGCAGCGCAAGACACGGAAGTCGCTTTTGCCTTAGGCGCCAGCCTAGCTCCTGAATTCAGTGAGCAGCAAATTAGCATATATCGCGGCGCAGTATATGCCCGTTCTCATGCTGATTTGCTAGGCTATTTTTCTGCGGTTGACCAAAAAGATGCAGGCAACAACAAAGCCCAAGACACCGACCAGCAAGACACCATTTTAGCGCAATCAACCCGCGCCATTCGTTTACTGCTCGGCCTTGGCCGAGCTGGGGTGCATTCGCTATGAGCACTCAAACCCAAACAAAAACGCAATTGCAACAGCTAGCAGAATTTTTATTAGCCAACTTATCACCGCTAGTAAAAGCCAATGACATAGACGCATGGCAAGAAAACGGCACATTAATTTTGAGCGGTGAAGACAAAGGTAATGACGGTTATCAAGTGGCAAAGTGGAAACACAATGCCGTGATTGCGTTAGAGCGTTTTCCGCACCGTCGCGTAAATCCTTACAACCTGTTAGCCATGGTTGCTGCCTTTTTAATTGACAGCAATTGGCAACGTGACGAATACGGCCTAGATGATCCGCAACTGGATATTGACGTGGTAAGCAAAGACCACGCGACAGTATTAATAGAGCTGCAGCTAATAGATGACATTGACTTAATACCCGA